CTCCGGCAGGAAACCCGCGCCCCGGTCCACACCGCTGGTATTCATCTCCATGCCCTTGTCCTTCCGGGCAAGGGTCTCCAGGATGGCATCCAGGATCTCCCGGTGCTCCCCGTAGGGCAGCGGGCGGGGGGCATGGTGGGCAGGTGCTTTGCTGAGGAAATTCAGGTGGGCCAGCACATCGAAGCTGTCGTGAGCCTGAACGCAGGCCAGAGTCTCCTCCAGGAAGCGGCGCTCCGCCTCAAAAACCGTCTTGCCCTCCCAGTAGGAAGCAAAATAAACATCGTCGGGCCCCACGAAGTGGACACTGCCCAGCACAAAATCATAGGGATATTTCCGGACATCCTCCCGGAATACAGAGGCGTTATCCGGTGTCATGCCGAATTCCATACCCCTGCGGATCTTCAGGCCGGGGACCTCCAGGTTTTCATATTCTCCGCGATAGGCATCCGGGTCAAAAAGCATGGTCTGCACCGCAGCACCCGGTTCGTAATCCATATGATCGGTAAAGCAGACTTCCTTCAAACCCGCGTCCTTTGCCGCCCGGGCCAGGGCGATACCGGTATCGTGGCCGTCAAAGCTCACCCGGGAATGCATATGAAAATCAAACATCTTCTTCCTCCCAAAACTGTCGGAAGGCCGTAGGAAGCGCCGCGTTTTCCCGGATCTGCTCTGCCGTGAACCATACAAAGGGACCGGCGGGTTCCTCTACTTCCAGATAAAATCCTCTCATATTCCACTGAATGTGGGTAAAAATATGCTTTTTTTCCGTTTCCCGGCGAATATCCCGGGGCCGCAGTCCCAGCTGCCGGGCTGCCTCCACCGCTTGCGCCGCGGTGAGTTTGCCTTCAAGATCCGGAAACTGCCAAAGACCCGCCAGCAGGCCCTTTCCGGGCCGTTTCCGCAGGGCATATTCCTCCCCGCAGCGAAGGATCAGCACCGTTCTGTCCTCCTGCCGCTTCTCCCGTTTGGGACTCCGGGCAGGCAGCTTCCGGGCCGTGCCCCGAAGATATCCCAGGCAAAACGCCGCGCAGGGGCAGCTTTCGCATTCCGGGGGCCGGTTGGGGCCGCAGAGGGTGGCGCCCAATTCCATCAGTGCCTGGGTGAAGTCCCCCGCCCGTTCCGGGTAGACCGCCCGCAGCGCCGCCTGCACCTCTTTCTTTACGGCAGGGGTGTCGATGGGACGGTGATCATCCGTAAGCCGGGCGTACAGCCGCAGCACATTGCCGTCCACCGCCGGCTCCGGCAGGTCGAAGGCTATGGAGCAGATGGCACCGGCGGTGTAATCCCCGATGCCGGGAAGAGCCAGCACCTTGCTGTGCTCCCGGGGGAATTCCCCGCCGTAAAGCTCCATGATCTGAATGGCGGCTTTTTTCAGATTCCGTACCCGGCTGTAGTAGCCCAGACCTTCCCAAAGCTTGTGGAGCTTGTCATCCCCGCACTCCGCCAGGTCCCGGACCGTGGGATTCTCCCGGAGAAAGCGGGTATAGTAGCCCTTCACCGCTTCCACCCGGGTCTGCTGCAGCATGATCTCCGAAAGCCAGATGTGGTAGGGCTCCCGGTCAGCCCGCCAGGGAAGCTCCCGTTTATTCTGTTCATACCACGCAGGCAGCACTCCGGGGAGTGCCGCAAGGATCTGTTCTTTTTCCAACAGGAACGCTCCTTTCCGGAACACCATTTGCGCAAATGGCAATATTATCCGCATTTCGACCAAAACTACCCATTTTCTATGTTTTTTATTTTACTATATTCCCTTTTTTCCGTCAAGGACAACCCTTCGGAAGCCCAAAAAATTTTTTCTATTTTTTCAAAAAAAGACTTGCAATTTAAAAAACTCTGTGCTACAATACTTTGGCACTGCGAAAGCAGATGTATGCGGTGATAGCTCAGTTGGATAGAGTGACTGACTACGAATCAGTAGGTCGGGGGTTCGAGTCCCTTTCACCGTACCATCAAAAGCCTGGATTCTTTGTGAATTCAGGCTTTTTTCTTAACTTTTCGGCACATATTGAAATTACTCGGTCAAGAATTTGGAACTTTTTTGGAACTAACATACGATTAAAGCAAAAAGAGAGGGCAGTTTGGCCCTCTCTTTTTTATCCGCTTTTCTTTCCGCTTCGGAAAATGGCATCCGCTATCCGTTCTGCTGACTGTGTATCTGCCTGTTTAATCAGATGCGAATACAGGTTCTGCGTTGTCGACACCTGGGCATGACCTAGGCGCTTCGATATACTGATAGGGTCTGCACCGCTGAAGTACAGTACTGAGGCCATACTATGCCGAAATTTGTGGGCATGGATATGAGGCAATCCGTATTTCCGTTCAAAGCGAATGAGATACCCACTAAGAGTATCTGGGGCCATAGGGCCTCCATACTCCCCTGTAAAGACATAGTCGCTCTGCTCCCACCTGTCACCACAGGCAAGCCGCGTTTCAAGATGCCACAAACGGTACTCTCGCAGCAGCCGCATAGTTTCTGATGGCAATTTGATCGTGCGGTCTGCATCTGTTTTCGTGCTTTCCGCATATAGGCCCCGCTCCGGGGTGTACTGTAGGTTTGTGTCGATCAGGATAGAAGAATCATCCCAATTGATCCGCGACCATTGGAGGCCCACGATTTCGCCCCGCCGGCAGCCGGTGATCATGAGGAGGTGAACCATCATCCGCCACTTTATCGGCTCCTGATCCGCTGCTTCCCTGATTCGAATAAGCTCATCCGTCTGGTATGTATCCGCCTTGGATTTTGGCTTTTTAGGTAGTGTAGCCTTGTCCGCTGCATTGAAGGATACAAGTCTTTCCGCCACTGCCTGGTCAAGGACTGTGTGGATAAAACGGTGATATGCCCAAATCGTCGTAGCAGCCAGAGGACGGGAATCTGTTTCGACCGTGAACAGAACTTCGAACTGGATACCCACTGCCTCCGCTATCTTTCGTGCCTTTTCCTCCAGAATCGCGTTTCCCTTCCCCGCTGAATTAACTGTAGACTCCGCCACCCCCGAGATCTTCGCAGCTTTTGCCATTGAAATCCCCTGTTCTTTTAGCTTCACCCGGAAATCATCATGGGGGATTGCTCGACTTGCAGAAGCCCGTGCTCCCTCCTGTTCCAACATCTCGTAAAACTTGTTGAGGTGAACGGTTTTGATTTTTGCGACTTCAATATGACCTATCGCCTGGTCGATGCGGGGCAACAGTCCAGCATATCCAGTCGTAGTGCGGTGCTTCTTCCCCGACCTTTCTTTCTGGCGGATAGTATAGCGAGCATATTCAGAAAAGGTATACCGCGCATCCACATCGATCCCGTCGGAGATAGACTTCTCGAATGCCATGACCTCCGCCCTAAGAGCTGCATCGATTTCCCGCTTTTTTAATCCAGGAGGCGGCTTCCATGTTTTCTTGTGGAAGATGCGCTTTCCCGTGGCATCGATCCCCTCGGAGACGATGATACGGTATGTCGTACCTTTCTTACCCTCTATCTTTTCAATATGAGCCATAGCACTTTACCCTCTCAATCGTTGTCGGCCTGATACTTCGGGTTTAAGGAAAGGTCATCAAGATATTCCACGGCTTTCCTCCGGCCTTCGGCATTCAACAGTTCGAAAAAACCAGCGAGCATCGACCACATCGGATCGTCCAGCAACTCAAGTAGGTCCTCGTATCCCTCAAGTTCCTCTTTCTGCATCCGGCGGAAAGATGCCTCTGTGTATCCCGTGACGAACTCGACAAAGGGTATATTGAGAGCCTCCGCTATCTTCCCCACTGTATCCAGGTCAGGGACCCGCTCACCCGCTTCATATCTATACACCGCCGATCTGGACACCCCCGCTTTCCTCGCCAGCTCACTCTGCGATAGTCCAGCCTCTAGTCTGGAATTTTTGATTTTTGTTGCAATCTCGTCCACTCTGCCACCTCCCTATAGACAAATTAATCTTACCATATTTGCATCCGTTTGTCAACACAAATCTCCATCCGTCTGCGGAGCTATTGACATTTTCGTGCGTATTTGTTATGATAACGGCATAGAAGTCCCACTTCTTCGAATTTTCGCTTCTGTTTGGAAGCAAGGAGGTCATGTCATGCTTTTGTCCACTAGCCGCATTCGTCTCGAGATGGGCCGCCAGGGGCTCACCTATTCCGACCTCGCCGAGCGCGGCGGTCTGAGCCGTCAAGGGCTCTATGAGGTCCTGCGCCGAGGAAGTTGCACCCCTGCCATGGCGGGAAAGCTCGCTAACGGTCTCGGTGTCCCTCTCGAGGATATCGTCCTTCAGGAGGTGCGCACATGGGTTTGACCTGTGATGTGCTGACCATTCCGGAAGTCCTCCGTCGGGCCAAAGCGGAAGGGCTCCCCCTCTCTGAGTATTCCCTCCGCCGCCTTATCAAGTCCGGGAACATCCCCGCCCGTTTCCTGGGCACCAAGGCCTTGGTCTCGTACGGTGCCATACTCCGCTACCTCTCCTGTGTCGACGGGTGCGACAATGCACCCCCCGCCACCACAGGATCCACTACCAGCATCCGCCGGATTGATGCGAGGTGATGCCGTGTGCCTGTTTTCAAAAAAAAGTGGACCCAAGGCTACACAATCATCCCAAATTCCATCCTTCGCGATAGGAATCTGGCCTTCCGCGATATCGGTCTGCTAGTCTGGATGCTGTCCAAGCAGCAAGACTGGAGGTTTTCGTACGAGGGCATGCTCGCCGAGCGAGCTCTCGATGGCAAGGCCGCTCTTCAGACAAGCGTTCGAGCACTCAAGGCCGCCGGATACCTGACCATCGAGAAGAAGCGGAAACAAGGCAAGCTCCAAGAGGCTGTTTGGAGTGTCTATGATGTACCGTGTATCGAAAATCAGTATATGGCCCGAAAAGGTGCGGAACGCACTCATGACACCCAGTCAGCATCACCGCATACTGATTCACCATATACGGCGAATCTGCCCCGAATAAATACTGAAAAGGGCGCCGATGCTGTCGCCGCCGTTAAGGGCGGCGCACAGCAGCCGGGAGAATTCTACAGAGACCCCGCCACCGGGGAATGGAGGAGGAGCAATGGATAATTTTCTTTCAGCCGAAGCCTACCTAGCTGGTGCACTTCTGGTCGATGACCAATCGATCCAGGTTGTTCGCGGACTTGTCCGGCAAGAGGATTTCAGCAGCGAGATCCTTGGAGCTATCTTCTCCGCTGCGCTTGCGCTTGACCGGGACGGCGAGACCGTAGATCCGGTGTCGGTCCAGAAGCGAGCTCTGCGCAACGGGACAGACCTCCCCGGCAGTCTGATTACCGACCTGATGGTATGCACTCCCACCGCTGCCAACTGTGCCGAGTATGCCCATCGTGTGGCGGAGGATGCCCGGGTCCGACGAATCAAGGAGCTTGCCGAGCAGATACAGGGGGACGAGGCATCATCCTCCGACGAGCTCCTGACCCATCTTCAGCGGGAGGTCGAAGCGATTCGTGGCTCTAATTTCCAGAGGGGGCTTCTCTCACCTTCGGATACTCTGAGTCGGTTTATGGATCATGTGGTGGATGCCGGATCAGGACGGGATAACTTCGTCGCCTCTGGCTTCCCAAGACTGGACAGCATCCTAGGTGGCGGCTTTATCAGGAGCGGCCTTTATATTCTCGGGGCCCGCCCTGCCATGGGCAAGTCCACATTCGCAATCACTCTGGCCGACAATATCGCGGGTAGTTGCCTGCTTGTATCCTTGGAGATGTCCCCCGAGCAGATCCTCGCAAAGCGGGTCTCCCGCCTTACAGGGATCACCTCCGCTAAGCTTCTGAGCGGTAGGGTGACAGATAACGACTGGCAACAGATCGCCCAGGCTACTACCGCGCTCTCCGGTCAGGGTGTCTACCTCAACGGCAGGTACGACCTCACGGTGCAGCAGATACAACTGCTCGCTCAAGCCGTGCCGAATCTGCGAGCTGTGGTCGTGGACTATCTGGGCCTAATCAAGGCAGCTACACCGGGAGGCTCGACATACGAGAATGTCTCAGCGATAAGCCGTGAACTCAAGCGCATGGCGATTTCGCTGGACGTCCCGGTCATTTGCCTCTGCCAGCTTTCCCGGTCTGTGGAGGGGCGGGAGGATAAGAGGCCAAGGCTCTCCGACCTCCGGGACTCTGGGGCAATCGAACAGGATGCGGACGGAGTCATGCTTCTTTTCCGCCCAGACTACTACAGCGGTGGCCCAGAGGATGGAGCCCCCTCTCTTGTCCATCTGGACATCGCCAAGAATCGCTACGGGCGGACGGGGGCTGTCGGTTTCAATTGTTGGTTGGCCTCCAGCACCTTCAAAGAAATTTCATGAATCCACACCAGAGCCAAGAGCCGGTGACCCTTTAAATGGGGTCCCGGCTTTTTCATTTCTGTTGGAGAGGAGGGAAAGGAATGGACAAAAAGACCAAACGGTACGAGGAAGAAAAGCGGAAGATCGCAGGCAAACCCATGACCCACGAAGAGTACGAACGAGCGATAAAGGAAATCGCACGCAGAAAAAAGTACTAAAACCGGCTGGGATACACTCTTTTTATTGTGCAAAATGCACATATAATTTGCATCAAACATTTCAACTGCTAAACTTAATTTGATTCTAAAAGTTGCTAATTTCCAAAGAAAACGAAAAAAGACGGATAACTATGAAGAAAATATTATGATGTAAGCAAAAGAAAGCAATTGTGCATTATGCGGAAGCACCGTCCAGGCAAACAGAAGAAAGCAAAGATAATCACGGATAAATGCCGGAAGAAAGGGGGATAGGTATGGAGAAAAGGCTAACAAGAGGCCAGGCAATCAGGCTGAAATGCGTAGACTGCTGCTGCGGGAGCTATGCGGAGGTAAGAAACTGCCCCGCCACCCAGTGCCCATTATGGAGATACCGTCTGGGCAAAGAAATCGGGGAGTAGGCTGCCTTTTTTCGAGAAAAACAATCCAGGGGCTACAACTTACACCCCCAGGGTAAAAACCGGAACAGAGGCCGCCAGAGACCCCGCAGAAGCAGCAGAGCGGAAGCCTTTGCGGTATTATATTATTTTCAGGAGCCAAGATAGAAAACACCCCGGCCCCTTTTTCCACCACCCCCTAAGGGTGAGAAACGAACGGAGGTACAAACCTGAAAAAAGCACCGTTGACATACGATGAGCGCAGGGCGGCACTGATCCGCTGCATTGACCGGCAGTTACACAAACTCCCCTTGCCATTGCTTCAGCTAGTGTATAGCAAGTTGATATCGATCAGTGACGGAGAAAAGGCAAAACCCTAGGGAGCGGATGTGTAGCATATATACGGTACCACACAAACACCCCCGCCCGTTTTTCCGCTACCCCCAGGGGGTGGGGTGCTCATGGGCTGCCCTTCTCCGGATCTGCGGTCCCCTGCGGACCGCCGCCCTTAATGGGCCGCCCCTGCACACCCAGCCCGCCGCCTTATAGGATTCGCACGCACGAACATAATAACAGCCCCGACCCAGGTCACAGATCCGGGCGGGGCTTTACTTATTCTTCGGGCTCTGTTTCTGCGATACAATCAAGGACAAACTGCCGCAGCACGGCATTACTCGTCTTCCCTTGCGCTTCACAGTAAGCTTTGAATTTCTCTGCGTATTCTTTCCTTACCCTGCAACCCAAGGTCGCAATATTTTCCTTCTGGTATTTTTTAGATGCTTTTTTCTGGGCCTCAGTCGGCGACATGGTATCCCTCCTATTTGGTGTAGTGCGTACAGTATACCATATTCAAATATGATTAACCATATACAAAATGACAGAAATATATGGTTAACATTTGTGCAACATTCTGTCTTGATATATGGTTAACCATATGTTACGATGTAACCAGAACGAAGGGCATCCCAATTTCAACACTGCCTGATGTAAGCCCTACAACAAACACATAGGAGCAGAGGCAGCCGGAGAGACGGCAATACATCACAAGGAGGAAACCCATGAGCAAAAAGGAAGAGCTGATCCGGTACATCCAGAGTCTGACCCCGGAGCAGATGGAAAAGGCTATCCGCAGATATGACGAGATCATCAACGCAGTAAAGGAGGAAAAGCGATGAGATACAACCTTTCACAAATCATGCAATCGGCATGGCGGATATTCCGTAAGGGTGTTCAGACCTTCGCCCAGGCCCTGCGGATGGCATGGCAGAACGCAAAAGCCCACAACGAAGCCAAAGCCGCCGCCGGGGTCACGGAGGAAACCCACACCTGGAGCGGATGGAAAAACTTCGGCCTGGAAGTTATCCACGAAAGCAAAGCCCTTTACAAGGTCACCACCCATGACCCCGCCACCAAGAGCGGGAAGCGGATAGTCTGCTATTTCGGTCTGTCCCAGGTTCAGCCCATCAGCGCATAAGAAAAGGCCCTTGCATCACCGCCGACCAAAGCACGATGCAAAGAC